GCCCGCTTACATTCGATACCAGGCTGGCCGGCAAGCTCTAATTCAGTACATATCCATTCCTTAAAGTCCTTCTCGAAAAATCTATGGCCCATAAATTCTACAGTACAACTCGCGCAGGCGCCTTCATTGTAATATGTTATGCACGGCGTTGGGTTTTCCATGCCGCAGTTCGGGCAGATTACAGCCTCGGGTTCTTTTATTCCGTAAATCATTTTAACCCCTTTCTAATTATTCCCCTGTCTTACCAGCCAGGCGAAAACTAAAACGCTTGGTATTAGTGCTATAATTATGTTGGTTATCATTTTTCTATTTCCTATTTAGTTTTAAAAGTTTTGGTACGTCAGGTATGCGATGGAATTTATTGGCTTCTTTTAATAGTTTGGGCGTTCTAAATTCAGGGGCTACTGCTAATACGTGATATAGTAATTGTCGTTTCTGTTTTATATCAAGTTTGACACCTAAAGAGCCACACCACAAAGGCCAACAACTAAAATCCAAGTTCGCATTCCGCAAGTCCGCATCCTGCAAGTCCGCATTCCGCAAGTCCGCATTCCGCAAGTTCGCATCCTGCAAATTCGCACGCTTTCCACCTACGTTACCAATCCATTGTTTGTGTTCTTTTAAGATTTTGTTAAGTTTTTCCTTGTTCATTTTTCTATTCCTTTCAAATAGATTCGCCAAGTTCAAATACTTTTCCACAATCAGGACAAAAAACTTTTTCGCCCGATACGTATCGAGACGGTGCACAATCCAGTTCAAATTCCGCTTGACAATAAGGACACCTGACATTCGCCACGTACCCTTCATAAAAATCCGCTGTTTCCATTTTATATTCCTTTCAAAAAAAGGCACGGGCAGGGATTTGCACCACTGCATAAAGCCTTCATTATGCCGCCCTGATTAAAGTCAAGAGCAAGTTGACTGAGCCGCCTTTGGGCCTGCCATACCGCTTCTACCCAAATCCCGTGCCCCCGACGGCCATTTTTAAACATAACGTTGCGTCTACCTTATTCCGCCACCGTGCCATTATTCAGTTTTCAAAAAGGTGCGGCGGGCGGTTCATTCACCTTGTGGATATAGACAATTTCCCGATTTAACGGGCGTATCGGATTTAACCGAATCCCGCGCCCCTGCCTCGGCTGGCTTGTAAGCCACCGCCGCATATTCAGTTTTCAAAAGACGGGGGGCTACACAAGACTCGCATACGTAGGCAAATCCACACTATTACAGCGGTGCAGCCCGCTCGTCAGATCAGGGTTCGAGTACCTGATATTCAGTTTTCAAAAAGGCGGGCGTTAATAATTAGTTTTGATTTTAAGGATTAATTATTTTCGCTTCCGCGGTTAGCCCGCCCGTTACTTTTATTGAGCCAGCGAATGGCGTATGCACTGGCTCGACTATCGATGGGCGATTAATATAGTTTTGTACTTCTAAGTAAAAACCTAATCGCACCAAAAGCCCACCGTTGATGTGCGTTCGGAGCCTGTTGGAGTCTGGAGGCCCCGAATTAATAATGATAAAATTGGGTATCAACACCTCCTTTCTGATGATGTATAATTCCGGGCAGGGGCTTGAAGAGTTCGGAGGGCGCCCCTGCCATTTAGGAGGAGGTCTATGTAATTTTAAAAGAGCGTTATATTATTCTTCGAGCAATTCGGGATTGTCGGTTGTGTTGCCGATAATTTCACAACCAGTCCATATTACAGAAATAAGCGCGCCATCTTTGTTTAAGCCATATAGCCCGAACTTTTCCCAATAATTAACCACGCCTTTGCGGACGCTTTTATGGTCGACCTGCCACGTACCTTGTATTATATCCCCCTCATATATTTCAACGCCGTTGGCTTTGAGGCTGGTGCATTCACCTACTGTTTCAGGGGCGACTTCTACTTGTTTTGTTCCGCCGCGCTGGCCCCTTTGCATAATATAGCAAACACCTGGGAACGGCTGATATATGCCGCCGTACGCCCACTCTCCGGTCTTTATGTCTTTGCCTCTGAATTTTATTTTTCTCATTATACTACCCTCTTGCTTGTCTTTCTATTCGCATTATGTGTTATATCGTCCATCGTGTCAAATACTTTTTACTGTTTTTTTGCTTTTTTTTGTAAATTACGTATTACTACTTGGTTCTCTTTTTATAACAAATTGGTTGTGTTTTTGTACTCATTTTGTCAACCTTGACTTTCGACGCTGGCAGGCAAGAAACAACCTTGAGTTTCTACGCTGGGTTTAAGTTGGCTGAGGTTAGTTGCTTAATCTGTGCTTTTTGCGAAGATATGATAATCTCCAAAAGGTCTATTTGCCCTTGTAGTTCTTTGATTTCAGCCAGTAATGAGCTTTCTGCGCGTTCTTTGCCAGACTGAAACGCTACCATCGCCACATTATTTACGTCATTGGCTAACTGTTTTATTTGTTCTGTGTCCATTTAAAATCTCCCAAAAGAGTATCCGCTTGAATTGTGTTGTGCCGGCCTGATCATCGGCTTTTCGCTGACAAATACCAGAAATAATAGCTTCTGATATTTCATCGTTGCTTTTGAGTAGCGAGTCCGTCGAAAAAAACGTTGGATTGTTATAGCCCTCGCGATAGTATCGCCAGTGTTTTTTTCCTTTTGGGTATTTCATTTTTAAACCTCCTAAAGTTAAGTTATCATTATCAATTACAAGTATAATATATATCGGTCATCCATCAAGTAAAAAATAGCAAAAAACACAGAAAAAATGAAAATCCTTGTTATTAAGTCAATAACGCGGATAATTGTTGCAAAAAAGATAGCATATATCGGCCAAAAGGCATACAGTGACTTGACAAGTGATAGTAATTGTGGTATAATAGTTGTATGGTTCAGTTGGTAGAAAGGTGGAAAATATGATTTTAGCGGTTGAAGAAACTGGCGGGGAGTGGATATTTTTTGTATGGTTTTCGTTGGGACTTCTGTGGTTCTTGTTGCTGTTGTTAATACCGGTTTGTGTATATGTAACCCAAAAGTACACCGTACGATGCTATAAAGAATTGAAAAAACTTAACGCTCTGCTGGAGATAAGAGCTAAAAAACCGAAACAGTTTTAAGACGGTTCGTCGAATACGCCGAGCTCGGTATCGTATTTGTCCCAGTCTCGCTCGATCCCGCCAAATCGCTTTCGTAGGGCCTCGATTTGATCACTATATTTTTCGAGCATAACCCTTTTAAAAGGACCCGGGACAACAGCCCTTGCCGAGTATCTCTTGGTCTTTAGGTTTGTTCCAAAAATATGACCACAGACCACATCGGTTCTTAAAACCAGCCTTCCGCCATTGGCCCAGCATTTAATTGCCCATTCCGGCCCAGTCTTGCCATATTCGCCGAGCCGGGGATCAAAGCCACCCAACTTATCAAACCAGTCTCTCTGAATCATCCACCCGCAACCCGTCATACACATTGTGTTTTCAATAGGTTCACAGTGACTTAATGGTTTATGTCCGTCCCACCATATTGCTTCTAAGTTTTGATTCAAGCGAACAAAAGTATATCTTACTTCGCGAGTTTGCCAGGTTTCGCCCATAGGTGAAATTGTCGGCACAGCAATAACATTATCCTCACAAGCACATTTTAGTTTGGTATCATAGCCCTTAGAAACGGAACAATGGCCATCGAGATGAAGAAGATATTTTCCTTTTGATTGCTTAACCGCAAAATTTATTGCCTCACGCCTGCCAACTGGTTTAGTGAATTTAATACTCTTGCATCTTTTATCAAGTGGTATATCATAGCCATCAAGAGCGATTATAATTTCAAATTGACCAGTAAAATTATCAAAGATAGAATTAATTGTATTTTGTAAATATTCTTGTGATTCATTCCTGGCAGGAATAATAACAGAAGTCATCTCGTTACACACTGCCCAATAATTCCGAGGTGGTTCAACTTTCATTCTGGGATAAGTTTCTTTGTCGGGACACTTTTTTTCGGATGAAAGCAGTTTTTTAAAATCCAGCCAACAACCACAGTATTTACAGCGTCTACCACTTCCTCCGCAAGTAGTGCAACACACTTGTCGCTCTATTGCTGTCTCTTTAGAAACAGTTTTAAAATTTGCCTGAGCCGCTCTTTTTAATGCTTTACTTGCGTGAATAATCATGTCAGAGAAGGACAGTTCTTTAAATGGCAATGTTTCTGGAGGATTAATTCTCTTCCCATCCCAATGCCCACCACAAACATCAAAACACCAGTCGCGCGGTACATTCATTTTAACTTTTTTACAATAACCACCTTCAAATTTTTTGCAGTAATTATCCATTAATCAATTTCCCGGCGATACGTAAGCAGTGCCGCCGTAACAACAGCAACCACCCGTATCACTACGTATATTCGTAAAAGTGTGTGCTTCCATACAAGTTTCTACTTCTTCACTTGCCGCAAAAACATAACCCTCACCATATGTCCAATTAATATCCAGAGAAAATCCCCCCGGAAGATCACGCCACAGCCGAAACCGCAATTCAGTATGATCGTGATATTCAGAGTCACCAGTACAATCTTGTTCTATATATTCTCTCCATCCTCCACCAACGCCGCTATCTACCCTTGTCCATTCGCAAGGTTCTATTGGGTCTTGTTGAAGAATGTACGTAACGCCGTTTATATAATTGCTGCAACTTTGATGTTTTATTGGCGGATTGGTACCATGACACGAAGTAGTAGCAAGTCCTTGTACTCGGCAAGTAAAATATTTGGGTTGCGAATCGCCACAATCTTCGCAGGGAGCGCCTGGTTCTGGTGTAGTAGTTGTGGTAGAGCAACAATTATCAGGAATCTCTAAATCATACTGTCCGGATATTTTATTATAACAAGCATAATAGGTGTCGTCACAATTAGCTTCTTGAATTACCACGGGTATAACCTGCCCGGCGGAGGCGTCGTCATCATAACAACCTTCATAATCGCCACCATCACAAGCCTCACCCTCAAATAGAATTTTTCTGTCGCCAGAGTCTTCATAACAGCCGTGTATTGTTTTGTTTGCCATTACGAACAAAAATCCATTTTAAAGAAATTGCCGGTGCACCACCAATCGCCGTCAATATTTATTACAAGAATCATATCGCCATCAGACAGTGGGGGGAGACAAGCGTTTAATGCCGTCCCATTTGTGGTATTAAAGTTTACCGTAACCTCATCGTTGGAATCGTCTGAGTCAAGATAACAAGCCAATGTAGTGCCCGCCCCCGCATCGGTTTTACAGTAGGCTTTGCGGACCACCTTCCGGCTATCCGGCATACGAGTAATTAGCTGGTTGAAGTTTATTCCTATCACATAGCCCGTGGGTGTTTTTTTGGCGGTTATAATGCCGTCGCCGCTAAAATTCTGCAATTCCCGTACCGCCCTAATGAGATTATTCAGCTTGGAGATTGCATCGGGTGAGCCGGTGGTAAAGTTTTGAAGCCGTTGCATTAAATATCCAGATTATTAAAGTTAGCTGTAGAATAGATTTGATACGTTTTTTGGGCATCACCCGATATGTCCTGTGGGGGCTTGCCGTCATAAGGGTCGATAAAAAACACGCTCTCGTCCCAAGTATCGGGGCGATACTGAAAATCATAAGTTACATTATATGTTGTTCCGCCGTCATCGGAAGAACCTGATATACCCATACATAACCACGTTCTTGCCGAATATCCCCGCCAAACGCCCGAATTTACCTTGCCCTGATATAAATCATTTAAAGATTCAATGGCGTAAGCCGTTGTTGTCTCTCTTTTGCTTGCCCGATAAACTCTTTGGGGTATCAACCTTGAAACCATAGCGCCCTGGTTGACGGTCTGGCTTCGCATTTCCGCGTTGTGTTTGTATGACGCCGGATACGTATAAGTGGTTGACATCAAAGCGCCCGTATAGTCTTTGTTTGTCTCTAATTGACTAACCGATGCTCCCACCTCAATTACAGCTTCGGCGTTGGGTGTCGTCGGGAAAACCCCAATGTCAGAGTCACGGTATATAAGCCTTAGGGTAACGGCATCATTACTTACCGATTCCACTTCGATTGTTCTTAGTTTGGCATAATCTCGCGCAGGGTGTGCATCGCCAATACTCGGCATTCCCTCGGTGTTCTCAACCGCATCTATTATCATCGCGTGAGCCGAACCCGTTAAGCCTGTAACAGTTGCAATCCGTGTAAGTTCCCACCCTTTGCTCTCGGTCTTTTTTCCGCCCGCACCATCTTTTATATCAATCGTTAGGCTCATCCAAGTGACTCCTTATTTGCGATTTTCTCAAGATAACCCGATTGTTTTTTGGCCTCACTCAACTGGAGATCCATTTTTGACAACTGCTTATCTTTGCCCATATTCAAACCAGCGACATCGATATATTTGGTTCTTATGGCCTCGGAAGTTGCTTCGGGCTGATATGTGTTTGCCGACACACCCCTTAATTCTTCATACTTTCTCCTGAACAATTCTCCCCATTGCCCCGGCTCAAGTAAATCGTGATGCTCCAGCTCGTCTAATAATTCCTTGAAGTCTTTTAATAGGTCGAGCGGGGATTTTAGGGTTTGTTTTAAAGTGTTGGCAACATCCACAAGCTTTGATGTCCTTCTGATCCCTGCCTCTATTATCCTTTGTTGCCTGTCAAGCTCAAACTGGCTCATTGTCTCAGCGGCCTTGGAGATCGTTTCTGCTGTTTTTGGGGTTGTTGTTTTGCTTTCGGGAATAGCGGGTATTTTGGGTTTGCTTGGTTTTATACCAAAAGCAATTTCCGTAAGCTTTTTCAATGCCGACCGGTTTGCCTCTGAGGACACTTTGTGTATAGCATCAACATAGGTCTCGACTGTGTCTACAAGGCTTTGTAACCATTTGGGGCGTTTAATTAACGAAAACTTCTGCGCCCAATTTGTAAAGTCTATCATCTTGGAACCGAGCCATGACATACCTTTTATTTCCGCCGTAGTCCAAGTTTTAATATAACTCCCAATTCCACTAAAAAAGTTACCAACTTTATCAGCGTTCTCGGCTATTTGTATAAGTTGTTCAGACAGTGATTGCAGTGCGGGTATTAATTGCTCGCCAATAGAAACGCCAGCATCGACAAAGCTTTGTTTTAATTGGCTCAAACTATGCGCCAGCGTCCCGGTGGATTTATCGTAAGCCTCTTGCGTCCGACCGGCGGAATTGGTTATATACTCAAGGTCGTTAGTTTCCCCGCCGACTTGTTTCAGGGCGGATGCAAAGCCAGCTAGCCCTCTTGTGTTAGGAATGATCTGGGCAAGTTGTTCGGCGTTTGCCTGTGTGAGTTTCTTTAATGCCCCGGTAAGCCCTATGGCTTGTAGTGTGTTGATATTTAACTCAAGACCAAACTCGGCGGCGGCTTTTTTGGCGGCGTCAGTAGGCTTTAAAAAGGCGTTCAAAACCGACCTTAAACTGGTAGTTGCAATCTCGGTCTGCAAACCCGCCCTTGTCATTTTAGCAAGAACTGCACCAACTTCATCAAGAGATAAACCGGCCACGCTTGCGATTGAAACCACTTTGCCCATACTTGCGCCAAGCTCGGCAAAGGTTGTTTTACCCTTTTTCACGATTGCAAATAGCTTATCGCTTACTTCCGTGGCTTTGCTTGCTGGCATACTGTATGCGTTCAGGATTGTTGTAATAACATCGGCGGCAACCGCTGTATCAGTAAAGCCAGCCTTGGCAGCTTTAACAGAAGCACTTAATACCTGAATAGCCTCAGCCGGGGCAACAGACGCCGAAAGAATGTCATACAAACCTTTTGAAAGTGTTGCGGTTGATTCACCAAACTCAATAGACATACTCCGCAAAGCCCTTGTATAGGCAGGCATATAATTCATAGTCTGCTCATCGAGCATTGTGCTTACCATTGCCATCTGTTTCTCGAAATCAGCGGTTGCGCGTACGATCTTGGTAAATCCGTAAACCACGGAAACACCGGCGAACATGTTGCGTAGGCTGCGAGCGGTCTTTTGAACCTGATACTGGAATGAACTAATCTTACCCCTGCTCTTGCGCATACCTCTATCAAATTGAGATGTATTAGCTCTTAAATTGATTATCAGGCTTGACAGTGCCATTATTTACTCACTAATGCTTTTAATATTGATTTCATTTGGTCTGGTGACTGCTCCGGCTTTGGTCCGAATTTGGGCATAAAGTCATTTACTTTTAGTTTCTTCTTGCTCCATATCTGTGCGCAGGTACAAGCTATAATCGCCGCTCTTATATCCGACCTTTCTTCGCCAAACGGTTCAACCGAATAAAACGCCATCCACTCAGTTAATTCTTTCGATGAAATCTCGGCCAGTAATTGCGAAACCGTTTTTCCCAAATGTGCCGCTAATCGGAAATAGAATCGTCGCTCTGGCCGACGCCTGAGTTTTTTGCCAAATCCTCAACATCATCAGGGCCAAGACCGTTCATTTCCTGCGCCTTCTCAAAGATTCGATTCAGAGCCTTTGCGGACTTTTTCCCAAGCTCTAAAACATCGGCATCAGTGAACAGTCTTTTGCCTTTTTCATCGCAGATAACGGCAGCACAAAGTTTAGCCCTTACGGAATTAAGATTAACTTTCTTGCCATCTAAAATAGACTGCTCGAATTTATCCCTCTCGGTTCCAGTAAGGCCCTTTACCCCAACGTCACCGCCCCACTCTGGAACTCGAATGGTTTGGATGTCGATGTCCTTTGCTTTTAGAATATCATCACGTTTTAACATACCCTTCACCTTTCAAAAATTAACTTGTTATATCGGTATAAGTCGGCGAACCAGTAAACTTCAGTGTTACGCTCTGGGATATTTTGTCGTCAAAAGGTATCGCATACCCCAAACCAGTAATGAATCCGCTCGCCGAGAAGTTAGAACTATTAGTCTCGCTTGTAGTTGTTGAGTCACCAAAATTTATAATCCAAGTCAAAGCCGTTGCCGTTTTCTTGACATCTAAATCGTTGGCAGTGCCCGAATCCGCCCCATCGTAATTAACCTCGACTGTCACCTCTCCTGAATCCAGCATACCAGGAATGAACTCCCGCCATTTGCTTGTCGAGTCCATTGACGATTTATCAATGGAATCTCTCGACATATCAGGCCCGGAAATGGAAGTAATATTACCGATAGTCGTTGTACTGGTCCCGTCATTAACTTTTAAAGTCACTCCGTGACCGTGCATACCGTCACTCATAATTCCCCCTTACGCCACATCAGTATAAGTCGGCGTACCAGTAAGTTTTAATGTTACGCTTTGAGATACCTTGTCATCAAACGGGATTGCGTAACCTAATCCCGTAATGAACCCTGAGCAGGAAAAACTTGATGTATCGGGGAAAGTAATAAGACAGGTCTGCGCAGTTGCCGTTATCTGCTGGCTCAGGAAATTAGCATCCCCCGAAGCAGTCCCATCGTAATTAACCTCCACCGTCAATTCTCCCGCATCAATCATACCCGGAATGTATTCTCGCCACTTACTGGAAGAATCCATTGTCGATATGTCAATGTTATCCCTTGACTGGTCGGGGCCGCTTATGGAGACTATGTTTCCAACTGTCGTCCCGCCAATCGATAGGGATGTACCGTGTCCGTGTGAACCGTCACTCATAATTAAACCCCCATTAACTTAATTGTTCTTTGAACCAAACCTCAAAATCCAATCTTTTACCGTATCTTTTAAATTCAGGTGATATGTTTGGAATGTCACCTTCTCCCTGAATGAATATCGTGTAAATATACCGTCCGTTCACCGTCCCGGAATAATCGCTTAAAGCAATTCTGACGACATCGGCAAGTTCTCTTGATTCTGAATAAGAATCCGCAAAGCAACTTACCTGATAAGTTATAGATGTCATTCCCACTTCACCGGCCATAGTGTACTCTCTGTCTGCGCTTATCTGCTGAAAGGCAATTGCGGGCATATCGGCTTTTTGCGGAATTAATACCGGATATATTCTTGTAGATACTTTATCGGTTACATCGCCATCGCCGCTCAAAATTGAATACAACGAAGTCTCGATGGTATTATCATCAGTACCGGCAATATGAACGGTCTCGACCGAACTCGGCCCCGATGTACCCCCATCTGTTGCCGTTGCGTAAAACTCATACCATTTGCTTGCGGTTAATCCGGTTTGAGTAATATCGCCGTCACCCGTTCTGGTTTCCCCTGTTGTCCAGTCCGACTCGGTCTTTAACCTGTAATAAAGTTGTATAGTCCCTGTTCCGGTTACGCTCGCAACAGCACTATCGGCATCGCCACCATCAACTACCGATAGAGTGGGCGCGTCAGGCGCAGATAAAAAACCAAAACTCACCCCGATTTCCGCCGGAAATACTCTCATTATGCAGGCTCCGTTTGTTGACCAACAATGGTTGAATCTTCAATGACATTGTCACCTGAAGCATCTTTAAGGTCTTTTCTGATTAATTCTGTATCCGTTCCTTTAATCTTGACCACCAACTGCCACGGCGTTGCATCGGTATCAATCTCTGCGTCACCTTCTAATACATTCTTTATGAAGTCAATCTCGTCATCTTTAGCTGTTTGAACAGAAGAGCCCATAACGTAATTGGTGGGCAGCTTACCCACAACCGCATCGACATTAGAATCTATAGTGTCAATCTTCCCGTCCAGTGTAGTTCCTGTATCAATCAAAATCGCGTCAACATTAGAATCCACCGTATTAAGTTTACTGTCGTGCGTTGCTAATGCCGCTGAAGTTGCCAGCGGCGATACCGCAGAATCGAGTTCCGTTTTTGTCGGTGGATCATAAGTCGTTAAAGCATTTCCAACTGAGGTTTCTAAATCTGATGTTGAAATTCCCATTTCTATTCTCCAAACTATAGGATGATCGACGGTTACATCTTCCATAACATAATCGGGATAATCATCGTGTCTAAATGTAAATTTATGCGGTGAGTACTCTGTAAGTGCTTCCTCTGTCCCTGCCCACTGTTTATAATTAATTGTTTGCTCGGCTATATCTCCCTCTGCGTCCGTTTCTACGCTAAACACTTCACCACCGTCTTTATCTTCACAGAGAACTGTAACACCTGACAAATCGTTTCCATCTGAATCTGTTACGTGGATGTTGCAGGTGTATTGCTCGATAAGAATACCGCCAGCAGCACTAATATACGGTTTAGATATCCTAAACAAAGGGTCTTTAACAATTCCCGTAGTCGCTCCAATTACTAAAATATCATAACTGCCTATACCTGTTATATATGGATTTACAAGAGTTGCAGACTCGTAAAAATACAGTCCGGCAAGAAAACTATGGCAATGAACATTTTCCCAGTCACTCGGATTGGCATAAAAATATAAACCGCGAGCGTCGGTTACAAAACATCTTTTCCAACTTATTGTTGCCGTTGGATGAAAAAACATCTTATCTTGGTTGCCGCCTTCGGGATTAAGCGTAAAATTTCGAGCCGTCCAAATTAAATATATATCTATCGTTATATCAGACCTTAACCTAAGAATGGAATTATATGTTCTGAGTATTGCACCTGTTTGATTACTTGCAGCAATGCTCCATAAAGCTGTAGGTTTTAATCGCCACATAGAGGCAGACACACCCCAATCTCCTGTTAGGTCGCCAATTTCTAAAACGGCTGAATTTGTGATATTAAATACTTTGGCGTCTTCAAAATAGACCATCTCATTTTTAGACTGGAAATAAGTTGCCGTAGAGGTATCGCCAAAATCAACATTCTTTAAAATCTGATACATACCATCTGCTACGTGTTCGGTCATAAAAGTATTGACTTTGGCAGTACCACCGCCATCTTTGGGAACATCGCCGTCCCCGCCGGATGAACCACCACCGTCGTCCCAGTCCCAAACGTCGTTCCACGTTACGGGGTCGCCTTCAGTTCCACCAGTTATCCGTAAAGTATCGGCAGCGGCATTTGTTGCGAGTGTTGGAACAGCCATTTACGGTCTCCAGTCTAAAAGTTCCTTTATGTTGACATCTTCAAAGGCAGCTTCGGCTTGTTTTAAGATATTCCAAGCCGAATTAAGAGTTTTCTTAATCTCGGTATCCAGAAGGTTTAAAGCTCCAGCATCGGCTATTTCCTGAATTTCAGAGTTCGTCCTGATAATCTCAGACCGAATATTCTGGAGTTTCGCTTTTACCTGTACTGCTCTTTGAGTTTGCGTCAACTCGTTAAACTGTGTTTGTAATTTATCGCTTATTGCCATTATTGTCCCCTAATTATATTTCCCTTAGCCATTTTCTTTTGTCGCTCTTCTTCAACCATCTTATTCAAAAGCGAATAAGAGAAAAACACCCCACCCTCTTTGACCACAACGAAGTTTTCGCCGCAAGCAAAGGTGCATCCATTTGGAATGTAAAGCATGCCCGTATGTCTTAAATCGGGCACAATATGGCCACTGCAAAGATTTTCTGTTTCAGGCTCTGGCGATAACTGAACCGCCGGTTCGTGGCAGTTATACAGCATAACCGTAAAGAACAGGCAAAGAACCAATAGCCAGGCCTTTTTATTTATATATTTCATTTTGTATTTCCTTTAACCATTTCAGGTGTTTTTCCTTCTGGCTCGACTTTAATAGTATTAGCCTGTTCAGCTCGAAAATAACGTCAGCGAGAGATTCAGGACTGTCGATATAACAATAAGAACCAGTGCGGCGTAGAAACTGGTCTTTTGTTTTCTTCTTTCTGATTCCGCTTTTTCGAGTATCGCCACCTTGAGTTTGCATTCCAGCACCTCTTGCTTAATGCCCTTATTCCCGTTGCCGTTTAATGCGGTAAATATCTGTTCCAACCCCTTGTCTAACTTATCAAATCTGTCTTTACAGAATATCTCATATATCTCTGGTGATTCACTCATCTTGTCTCCCGCCTAATTCCCTGAAGTATTTCTCGCTTAACAATTATCTCTGATTGGCTCTTTTGAAGTTTTGCCGCATCTCGCATAAAAGGCACAGCCGCCACATGTTTGGCACCGCCTTTGTCGCCCGGGGCCGCGTGTCCAAATTCAATAGCGGCAGGTATATAATATCTAACCCCGTTCTTTGTATTGTGTATAAACTCAGGTATGCCGGGCTTTTGTCTTACCGACAAAGTATATCCACCCCTTCTTTTCTTCTTCGGAATTCTTATGGCAGTGTTCTTGGCTATTAACCGACCCATCATCCCGCCGACCATATTCCAGGCATTCTCTTTTGCCTTTGCTAATACAGGTTTTTGTCCAGCCCTAACAGCCTTGCGGATTATCTTTTTAGCAACTTTCTTTTCAAGTTTGTCAAGCTGTCTTTGTAATTCAGGGCCATTCTCTAATTGTATGGAAATCATGTTATCTCCCTGCAAAGCAACTCTAAATATTCATCTCGCTCGCCCGGATTGATAACACCAACAACCTCAAGAACCCTCGACCCGATTAATACACGATCCTCGGAATCCACCGACGAATTATATCTGACAACAACTTTAATTTCGGTGTCGGAGTTTACCTGCTGAGCAAGGTATCTTTCCTGCCCTCTTAACGGCTCAATAGCCGCCCAGACAGTGGTATAAGTGGACCAGCTCTCATCGGCTTCGCCATAACCATCCTGTGTTCGGGTCACGCTTTGCAACTCAACTCGATGTCTTAATCGGCCAGCCCTCAAAACACCCTCTCCTGAATAAGTAAATCTTTAGCTGCAAAAGGAACCCTGTTTATAGTCAAGGGCGAAGTGTTCTCCCGGTTCTCGTATAAATGACCTGTTAAAAGTAACATAGCAGAGCGAATAGAGGCTGGTATTTCGCCCACAAAGGTAATACCTGAACCCGTGTCGGTAATATCAACCGCTTCCCCGCCCTCTGATATCGATACTTTAAAAGTTGACCCCGAAGCACTAATTACATAATAATCGGTGTCGGCTGACAGCCCTTTTGGTAGCGAACCCCCGGAATTACTAAATCTGATAACATCATTATCAGATAGTGTCTTACCTGAGATTGTAAATACATCTGTATCGGCAACAACCGTTACCTTTGAGGCATAACCGGCAATATAAGTGACCTCAACGGAATTAATATCCCCTCTGATACCGGGCCACGAATAAGAATAAGCCTCGACGATCCTTGCAGGCTCCGAAGTGGCGTCGGTGTCATAATAAGAACTTGACAAAGTTTGAGTATCACCCGCCGAATCGATATAAGTTATAGAACTTACCGAATCAACCGGGCAATAACCTAATTCAAATTCATTAGGAAACCCATCGAGAGTCAGTTTGCGGGTCTGTGTAACATAAGAGCGGTTCTGGAACTTCTCACAATAAATTCTCGCCGCTCTAATCAAAGAACTTATCAGGGTGTCGTCATCGGTACCGTCAACTCTTAAATGGTTCTTTACTTCGTCTAAATGTAAAGGCTCACAAACCGGAGCCGTTACCACACTATTCATTATGCAGCATCCTCTCTGATTATAAGACTGCCATAAACACCCTTGGCTAATGTCCCCGTACCAACAGTTGCATCGATAACAACCTCTAAAACGTCGCCATCGGAAACACTTGCCGAATCTATCGTCCCCGCTTCCGGCGTAAATGCGGCATTGGTGTTATCAAGGGTGATTGCCGCCGTCAAAACCGAAACGCCATTTTTCTCGAGATCAACAGTTACCGTGCTATCGCCAACATTGGCTGCGACCGAACCAGCTTTAAAGGTTACTATGGTTCCGGTCGCACCGTAAACAACGTGGATAACCCTGCTCTCGTCTGCTGCTGCCGTTGCTGATTCCTGCGCATAAACCTTTTCATATTGATGTTGCATTTTGGTTGCTGCGATTGCGGCAGAGGCGTTAACGTGACCATTAGTCACCGCTCCGCTCGACGGCGTTAATGTTGTTGCTGTCAAAGCACCGCGAACGTGCATATCGCCATCAATTTGATTTACTATTGCCATAATTTATTCCTTTATTTCTATTTGCGGTATACAATGAGCCGGTGGCCCGTTATCTTCCACATCATTAACGTGCATGTGTATCGGCTTCCATTCATCAACAATTGTGCCTGGATAAGTTACCATCAGCTCTAAATGTCCTATATTTAAATGGGGAGCTAAACAAGCCGTTAAACCCGAATCCTCAAGGTTTCTCCAAAAGTAAATATCCTCATCGACCCGGCCTTCGTGCCAGCTGCCATTCTGATCAGGGATTGGCAGGAACCACGGTTTTTTGAGTTTCTTAAAATCCGCAACCCTGAACATCGTCAAGCCGAAATGCCCCGTGGCAAGTTTTATTAACTGATTCTTTTCTATTAATTCATTATCGATATTGTTAATTGGGTGACCGCTCTCATCTTTCAGGCCCAGTAATGGAAAATCACCTTCCCTTTGTGTCTGCAAAGGGACAATCGCCGACACTTCGGGATTCTCGACCATTAACTGCGCCAACCTGTGGACGTGTTCTTTCGTAAACCAGGTATCATAATCAATTGTCAAAATAAAATCAGTTCCATCATCAAGATGTTTTTCCATCATCCTTGTTAAACACTGCCCCCAGTAGGCCCCGGTTCCCTTAGACAACTGAATCCCCAAAGGAGCTAAAGCTCTGAACGCGCTGAAGAAATTCTCGGTAAAGGCCAGTCTCGGCATACTCATTACCGCACTTATCTTAATCCCGCTTTTTTCTTCTCGCTTAATACCCTTCAAATTCAAACTTACCGGCAAATTTGAGCAATCGTTTGCATCGCCATCGAACTTAGTTATCTCGCCAACCCCGGCAGCGTCCATAAGGGCCGCCAGAGAAGCGGCATCGAATAAACTCTTGTGATAGTCGTTCTCGTCTATCTGACCGCCCATCAAATAACCGGTAGTGTTTACCTTGCGACCAGCGACATAATCTCTCGCGATTTTCCCAAAATCCGGGACAGCGATCTTTAAAACTCCATCGATTTTTAACTTCCGAACCCAATGTTTTAAAACCTCCAAAACCTGAGCATGGGGAAAATGTTCTAAAATATGCGATGCACGTATCTCATCACACGAGCCGTCAGGAACATTCAAAGGAAACACCTCTTGCCCTTTTTTCCGGTCTATATTCTCATAACCGGCAATTTCACAATCGCCACATCCTAAATTTAGTTTCATCTTTCACCTTAAAACTTCTTGTTCCCGTGCATCCAGCCGCGGGTCTTGTTAAATTCCATTTTCTTCGCCAAAGCACCTGATATATCCAGCCCGTAACCGACTTCCATATCCATTAAAATTCCAAGAACATCAGACAACTGAACTTCACCGCCCGTCATATCTGATATATTTTTATCGGGCGGATTATCAAACCTGAAACACTCCAAAGCCTCGCTTAATTCCGAATGAGCCAGAGCAATAGGACGACAAATATCCCGCTTTTCGCCTTCCTGCCAGAATCCCTGCGAAGCGGATAAATGATGCACTTTCTCGGCCATTTTTTTGTAGTGTTTACAGAAATCCTCGGATTCAAACCTTCCGACAGGGTCACTTCCCCTCATTGTCGAGGCGCTCACCCCTTCTTTGTCGTGGTGAACTCGATTCAACTCATAGCCCACGTTCCGCCCATAACAGACCTCAGAAATCGGTGGTATCACAATAAACTTTACCTTGTCCCTGTATTCACTTTTGAACATTTCCTGTCGCTGTTCGACAGTATATGGATTATTCGAGTTTATTTCGGTGTCCATCAAAGCGACACAAACATCCTTGCCATTATCAAGAAGTTTATTAATCAATGCCTTGTGACCATCATGCAATGGCTGAAACCTGCCTATGACAAGCGAGTATTTACGCATAACCCGCTTCCCCCATCACTTCTTTATGGCAACGCCAGAACAGATCCAAATCGGACTCGGTCATTTCTTTTTGCCAGCAATCAAGCCGGTCATTAAATAATTGGGGCCATATCTTCCGCTTTTCTTCAAAATCATCGACATAAGGTCTTTCCTGCTCGACACCTAAAAACTTCTCTAAGTCTTTACAAACGTCATTGGGTTTTAATATCATATCCTCGAACCTCACCAGCAATGTCCTTGGTCTTTTCAAAGGATTCCATGCGTGCCAGTGACTTGACCAATTACCAAACACGCAACCCTGACCAGCAATGGCATCCCGAATCGGTATCGTCCAGAAATGACTTAGCGCAGTGACCGCATCACGACCGTCACGGATAACAAATATCGCCGGATTGTCGTCAACAGGGATTTCATGTGTCTTGACAATCGTTGTCTCTTTCCGGGTTTGATAGTAAAGATAACCCCGGAACTGATCCTCTGTGTACTTTTTAGAGAACTTCAAAGAATCCTCACCGAATACATCAACCAAACCCGGTTCCTGATACTTTGAATATGGCTGTAAATCAAAACTGTCTTTTAAAATCTGCCTAACCAATGTTGACCCGTTATGCGGCCAACCGGCAATCCATAGAATCATAATTTCCCTTTCACCTTAACCCATCACCGATAAGGCCGGACCTAAGCCCGACCCCATCAGGTGAAAGGCTTTTAAGCAGTAACAACTATTGCACAAGCAGTCGAGCTTGTTGCAGCAGCGTTTTGAACGTACTTCTCAACAGCAGTATCACGGCTGTATTCAGAACGACCCAACGATGCAATCGCATAAGTCTCATTCGCGGTCGTATCACCAGGTGTTACCTGGAGTCCCAAGTATCGTTTGCGTTTCCGCAAATCGATTTGGAACTCGCTGACAGCTCCGGGGCCGTGCTTAACAGCAGTTGGAATTACAAAACCAACACTCGAAGAAGTAGCGGTTCCGCCAGTCAAAGCGACAATGGCCGACTGGCTTGAGATTACAGTTGAACTATCCGACTCCGTAAATTTCAAAGTCGAAAGTGCCGCCTTGTTAGTAGCATGGGTTCCCATGCCAACATAAACATTGGCATAATCGAAACCCTTTGTGTCAAACACCATTGAATTAGTGGCGTTTGTAGCTACAGTTTTGGGCGGCATTACGCATAAAGCATTACCGTTTATGTTAATCATTTTGCCCCCCTTAGGCCGAAGCACTAATTAAACAAACAACAGGACCAGCTGCCGAAGCTGAACCGACGTCGTGAACATTAATGTCAAAACGCTCAGTTCCGCGAACAGCAATCTCATCCTGTTCAAATACACTCTGTGAATCAACAACAGCAGTATCGCTGAACGCAATAGTAGTCTGTCGTCTATCACCCATCATTGCGGCTTGCTGTAGGTTTCCAAACAGCAGCATAATCTGACTATTGGAGTCAGATGACGGCATAACCTCTACCAGCTCAACCGGATAGCCCAGTGCCTTCGGCTGCCATTTGCCTTCAAGGTCTTTACCAGTATTACCGCCACCGGCATACAGAAGCCTTTGGATTACCGCATCATGTACCACCGGCGAGCAATACCATTTAGCCCCGGCTCTTGCATACGTCGGACATTTGCCAACACAGCGGCCTAAGTCACCAACAGTAACCTCACTAAACAGGTTGCCAGCGGCCAAAATCATACCGCCACCTTCATCAACGCCATTTAAAGAACTAAGTTTGGTGCTGATTCCTGTGATACCGCCATAAGTCGAAGTGCCATCGCCGAGAAAACCGCAATAATCCTCTTTGTATGCAAACGCGTAGGCGATTTCCCTGGTAAGATCATCGGCAATACTGATAATGGCATCTTCTCTCAATTCGCTTGAGATTTTAGTAAGTGCCATTAGTTTCTTAGCGATAAGTTGAACCTTATCCCAAGACTTTGTTGACTCGGTTCCAGCAGCGGACTCGCCAACAAAGTAAGCAGTCAATCCGCCAGTCCTTCTCGGCCTCTGGATAACATCTGAAGTCATCTGCACCACATTGGCGTTACGCCTGAACGCACCGTACTCAACCTTTAGATCGATAATCGAATTATCGAGCTGGTCAGGCACTAAATAACCACCCGTAGTATTGGCACCTTCCTGATGTCCCGTTCCACCGAAATACTGAATCGGCATGCCGTGTTCGGCACACCATTCCTGCGACCTCTTATTTCCCGCAACGGCGAGATACCATTGGCCAGCAGAATAGGCATCCTCAACGGTTTTGAAACTATTTAGTTTTCCCCACGTCTTAACAGTCGCAGGTACCACTATCTTGGTTTCTTTGTCCGCCTTGGGTTCGCCTTTTTCGAGCTGACTAATAATTTTAGCAGCCGGTGCCGGTGTGGGTTTTACCTCATCGGCCTCCATCTCAGCCTTTTTGGTGAGCAATGTTTCTGTCGCTTCAATTCTTTTATTAAGTTTTTCGACATCTGCATTCAACTCATCAAATCGGGCCTGCTGCTCATCAGTCAACTCATCGCTTGCCAAAAGTTCCTCCATCTCGGTGATAGAAGTTGCTTTCATCTCGCGAAGTTGCTCTAAAGTAAGCATAATTAAACCCCCATTTGTTATTAAAAAAACGATTTATCAGAATCGAAACCGCCGTGGCGTGAATCGTAATCTGCTTAACGCGCTTTGTGTAAAGCCAAAAGTCTTTGCGATTTGGCCCTGTAATTCTTGTTTTGATTTGCCCCCAAATCCTGTATAACTTCTTCAAGTGTCCCTATCCGGTCGGCAAGACCCCCTTTTATAGACTCTTTGGCGCCAAAAACTCTGCCCTGACCAAAATCTTTATTAACAACCGTAGAGGTTACCCCCCTGTTTCTTGCCACACTTGAAACAAATTCCGAATAATATTCATCAACTCTTTTCTGAATCTCCGTTCTCGCCTCATCATCTAAAGATTCGTAAGGATTACCCTCGACCTTGTACTTTCCTGCGTGAATCAGGGTTGTTTTAAGCCCCTGTTTCTCCTCATAAGCAGAATAATCGGTATGGACAGCAACAACGCCGATAGAACCAACCTCTCCGCCCGGAGTGACAACAATTTCATCGGCTGCCGAGGAAATCCAGTAAGCGGCTGAAGCGCTTAAAGAATTTACCATTGCGATAACAGGCTTTGTCCCTCTTGCGCTGTAAATCTTATCAGATAATTCCTGAACTCCGTAAACAGAACCACCTGGAGAATCAACATCAATAACGATTGCGCCTATACTCTTATCACCAACAGCTTCATCGAGCCATTTACCAAATAATTCAGTAGAAGTACCCCCGGAATAGTCGCTCATCAGGTTCATTTTTTGTGCAATCGTGCCATATAAAGGCAAAACAGCAATGTTTCCCTTGATATTCTTGAACTTTGTCGCTCTTTTTGCGCCTATTCTCGCCTCAATTTCCTCTTTACTTAAAGCCCCGTTTTCAATTCTAAGGGCCAAAAAGCCAAGAATGGCCTCAAGTTTTTCAGGCATAATCGCCCAAACGTCACTAATTGCCTTCACAATGTACTTATAATCCATCTTTTAACCCCCGCTGGATCGTTTGATAAGTCAACTCTAAAGAGTTTGATTTGAGTTTTTCATAAAATTCAATCGGGCTGGCCTTTACCAATAATTCCACTTTCTTGTCGGCCAGTTCGTCAATCACTGATGACAAATCGACGCCCGATGCCTTTATCAATGGCTCTAACGTCTTTGTTACATAATCTCTGTGTTTCTGGTAGAAGTTTACAGCCCACCCCACATATTTATCCGGGTCGTCTTTAGCCCTATCTATCCTCTGGCCAAGCCCCTTTATTTCCGCATTAGATATTCTCTCGGCGGCATCCTGAACTATAGGGTCGTAATTTGTTACAGATTCGCCGGCAATCATCATATTGACAGGAATAAGATAGTCTTCACCTTCATCTATCGGGTCCATGTCCTCAAACTGTCTAATATCATTGGCACTCAGCCACCCCCAGTTACGCCCAACGGCATACGCATCGTATCTCGACTTAATATCACCCCGCAAAAGCCCCTCGGCGATATGCTTGACATAATAACCATCCCGTCTTTCTTTCTCGGAAAACAGTTTGCGGTTAATCTCCTGCTCCCACCGGATAAACCACGGAGTCAGGGTATCGGTAACATACTCTATCGCCTGATGTTCGATATTCGAGAATGTCGCCCTGGTTAAATCGTGCACCTTGTGGGGCGGCATACGGAACCAGCGGCATATTTCAGGTATTGAAAATTGCCGTGTCTCTAAAAACTGTGCATCTTCAGGAGGAATAGAAATCTGAGTAAACTTCATCCCCTCCTCAAGTATCATCATCTTGTGGGCGTTGTCCCCTGTAAACCCAGCTTCTTTTTCGGCCTTCAACCGCTCAAACGCTTCCTTACTTAATGACCCGGGATGTTCCAAAACCCCTGAAGGCGTCGCTCCGTTGCCAAAAAAAGTTGCCCCAAATTTCTCCGCCGCCTTTGCAAAGCCAAGAGACTCCTTAGCATAAGCGATTACGTTATAACCCATAAGGCCGTCATAGCTAAAGCCTGGCAAATGTAATACTCTATCATATCGCAAGTTGATTTTTTCGTTATTGTCGGTGGAAATTTCGTACCATATATCCTTGTTACCATCTCTAAAAGGACTAACCCTATCAGGCCTTATAGGCCACAAACCCGCAACCCTGCCGTGAATATCCCTTTGTATCTCGGCGTAAGCATTACCCCATCCCAATATATGCGCTGTCATTGTCTGCCGGAAGCTCATTGCGGCCATCTCCGGATTGGGTGTATCGTGCAATATTTTATATACGGGGTGATCTGGTTTTTCCTCTTTGCCGTTGCCGACCTTTTGATAAACCTTTAAAGGCAGTTTGCCGATATCCTCGGATATGTTTCTTATACACGCATAAACCGTTGAAATTTTCAAAGAATTATCATTTGTTATAGTCACACCGGATTTTGTCAAGCCCCCGGTCGCCCATCTAACAAACCAACCAGACTTATCTCTTGTGGTAGCGGAAAACTTCTTGATCCAGTTGGATACTGTTGATAATATTTTCATAATCTAAGAATCCCCCGCGTCGAATAGACACTTGGTTGTTCGGGCGGAACGGTTATTGCTCTACCCAATGCCATAATCAATGCAACTATCCCGTCAATTCTCTCGGTAGATTTTGCCTTTGATGGTTTTAAGTTACCCGCCGCATCCTGTTCCACCGTAACATTGCTCGCCATCCACCTTAGTACAGGATGTTGGTTATGTATTAATTGTTTCGACAAGACAATCTTCTCTAATTCTTTCGTCGGAGCCGACATTGAAACATAGCCCTGCCCAAAGGAAATCAGTTTTTCTTCAGGTATCCCCTCCGAAACCATCATTTGCCTTAGCGCCTCAAAATTCCATCGGTCAAAGGCCATCTCAATATTGTACTTTTCAAACAATTCAAAGACATCATGTTTGACCGTGTCATAATCCACCACGTTACCAGGTGTCATCTTCAAAAATCCATCTTTCGCCCACTGAACATAAGGCACCCTATCGGCGTCGGATCGCTTCTTTGCATTATCCGCAGGAATCCAGAACCTCGGCAAGACAACATATTTATCATCTATGGGGAAAACCAGAACACAAGCCGTAATATCTGTATTTGTGGACAGGTCAAGCCCCCCGAAACATGACCTGCCCAGCAAATTTTCTTCAGGATACCTGCCGTCGCAGGCGTCCCATGCCCCCATTTGTAACCACCGAACATCCTGTTGAGTGCGGATGTTCAAGTGAAGTCTCTTAAAAGTATTTTCGTAACTTGGCGACTCCTTCGCCTTTTGACAAGCTTTTGTTAAATATTCCACAGAAACGCTTACACCCAGATTCGGGTTAGCTTTTTTCCATACTTCTGGGTCTATCCAATCGTCATCAATACTCGCCTTATAAATCACCGGCAAAAATGTATCGTCTTTTATGGTCCCTTCAAGCACCTTGACTGCGTAATTCTCGTACTCATTGCAAATCGAATCACGCTCAAAATCGCTGGTGGTAATATATATAATTAACGGCTGTCGCCTTGCTCCGGTTGAGGTATTTAAGGCGTCAACAAGATCACGGTTCGGCTGTGTATGTAATTCATCTACTACCGCCGCGTGGGTGTTAAACCCATGAGCCGCAAACGAGTCTGAACTTATTACCCTGTAAATTCCATAGTCATCATCACCCGGCTGACCAACCTCAATACTCTTTGCCTGCCCCTTAAAAATCTTTGCCCTGTCATAAAGAGCCGGATTCCGCCGCACCATCCCCCATGCATGAGTAAACACCAACGATGCCTGCTTGTACTCTGAGGCGGCACCGTATATCTCCGCTCCGGGTTCGCCATCTTCAAACAGCAAATACAATAATATCCCCGCTGCCAAAGGGGTCTTGCCGTTCTTGCGGCCAACCTCAATAAACGCCTCTTTGTATCGCCGAAAATGAGTCTCTTTGTCCTTCCACCCAAACAGATTGGCGATTATCGCCTGTTCCCATCTTTCCAGAACAAACCAGTGACCTGTCTTTTCGCCCTTGACGTGAACTAATTCCTGCTGGAAAAAATCAATGGCCTTAGCGGCGCAAGTTTCGTCAAAATAATAATCGGGATGATAAGGATTATATCCGGGCAGGCTTTTGAGCAGTTCGGGCCAATTATCACATTTAAAATCAGGGGTTTTGGTGTATTTATTGACAGGTTGCGGTTTAGGGGCATCTTTTGTCTTTGCCCTCCAACTTCCCCGCTTTTGCAAAGTTTCTTTATCAAGAGCTTTACGACCCATTTATTTTATACACACAAATAGTTGTAACTATCATTTAACTTGGTTGTAACTGGCTATCATAATTAACAGCAGCATACTTCAGTTATCGAGGGTTCCTTAAAAAATAAGCGTTCTTAATAGCAGCTCGGCTGGATAACACGCCTCATCCAGAGTTCGTTCATTTGGCGCGCGCTAACCCTTGATTTTCGCCACTTCACGGGAAACGTAAGGGCGATGGGAATACAAAGGGCAAGCAATATCAGTACATTCAGGAATTTCTGATTTGACATAGCCCATACATTCAAGACACATAGCAGTAATAGCACTTTTCCTGCTTTTAACCGCTTTTTTAAAATGGGTTTTATATTTCGGGGGTATTCCTTCTCGCATTATTAATATCCTTAAAACGAAAAGCCACACTCACAGCGAGCGCCAAAAATTTTACCGTTTTCAATGCCAATATCGAAACCATCACTCTTGCCGGCCCCGCAATGCGGGCAACGCCTGTCCATCTTGGCCTGCACGATTTTGGCAGGTTCCCCCCAGCTTATCTTTTTATTGACATCAACAGATTGGACTCTTATATAGCCAATCTCGGAATCCTTCGATCTCTGGTAGTTACCTAAATACGACATAAAAACTTCCTTTATTTGTAAGCCTTTTCTTCCTTTCCATAATTAGCGAGTTATGGCCTATTTTTGGCCTATATTTGTTAGTTTTTTGCCTAATTTTTCTAATTTTTTATGTGCTTGGTTAATCGACCGCCAAACCGTTTTGGGATTTATCCCTTCTTGTTTGGCAATCTCGGCATAACTCAAAGGCGGGTCGGCGAAATACCGCATCCATACCCTTCGCCGCTGCTTCTCAGTTAAATGCTTCAATAATAAACCTAAATCCTGCATCCGCGATTAAAATCCTTTCTATTTTGTCAAAAACTCACTTTCTTGTCGCCGGCCCAAAGGCAATATAAAGTGAAAAAAACAAGCCCAC